GCCTAGTTCTAAGGGATTAGGACATCAACAAACGCCTAAAGGTTCACGAACCAATGTTGCAGTGAATTTTTGGGCATTTTTTATTGGTTAAAAAATTTTTAAATAGTTAATTAAACAAAAAATATATGTATATAGAGAAAAGCTCAATAGAAGATTATCTACTTATCGATATAGACGGATCAATGGATGTCACAATCAATAAGTGGATTTCAGCCGCGGAGAATTACGTGGAGATTTATACTGGCAGAAAGTTTGAGAACACAGAAGACCAGCCAAAATATTATGATGGCCCCGGAGGGAGAACATTGTATATTGATGATTTTATTACTATTACAAGTATTGTTACATTAGACTTAGACGGAGTTACTGTCGATGATACATTAACCGAAAATACAGATTATTTTGTATATCCACTTAATGATAGCCCGAAACATATTTTGAAGTTAGCGCCGGAAGGATCCAATTTAGCTAAATGGCCTAAAGGTAAAAAGAGAATAAAAGTTGTCGCTGATTTTGGATATGCAACTGATGTTCCAGAAGATGTTAAATTAGTTGTAACTCAATTAGTTTCTGAGATTGTAAATGTAGGCAGACAAGGGAGTGAGGGTGGAATTAGTCAGGAAAGTTTAGGTGATTATTCAGTAACCTATGGTAGCATAGATGAGATTGCAATGAGATTGGGTATAAAACCAATTCTTGACTCCTATAAACTTTTACAATTATAAAATATGTTAAAAATATGTCTATTGAACATTTATGTAGAACGGCTATAAAAATATTAAGATACCAAGATAAAGGCGATGATTTAATGGCGTTCGCTACTGTTACTTCGGCTATGTCACATATTCAACCGGCCACAGATAGCAAGAGAGCATTAACAGATGGTGTCTTTGGAAAACAATTTAGGGTATACGTTGATGTCGGTAGGAATATACAGCAAGGAGATAGACTCAGGGATATAGATTGCAATGAATATACAGTTGTTTCAGGTGGCGAGTCACCACGTTCATTCGGTTCTATAAGTTATACATTGTTAATTGTAGAAAAAACCAAATAAATAGTATGGCTATCGCAGTTAAAATTAAAATTATTGGGCTAAATGAGTTAAGTAAAAATTTTAGAAAGTCGCCAACGCTAGTATATAAAGGTTTGACTACAGCGATAAACAAATCCGCTCTGATATTAACACAGAACATTAAGAAAGAAACGCCCAAAAAAACCGGTGCGCTTAGAGGTAGTATCAGACCGACATTTTCAAGATTAAAGACGGTAATTTCTCCTAACAAAAATTATGCAATATATGTCCACGAGGGAACACGCCCTCATATTATAAGGCCTAAAACTAAGAAGGCTTTATATTGGAAAGGAGCCTTGCATCCAGTTCGAATGGTTAAGCATCCCGGCACAAAGGGTACTCCGTTTATGGAAATAGGTGTAAAGAAATCAATAAAAACTATAGAGAGAATATTTCAAAAAGAAGTAAATTACATATTAAATAGAATAGCTAAAAAATAAATTTATGTGGACAATTTTATTGGAAAAATTAGTTTCAATTTTAGAGGCTAACGCATTAATAAAAGAAGTGTTTAATTATGAGGTTGAGGAATTCAACGGTGATCCTGCTTGCACAATTATTCCGTCAGAGAACGAGAGTGATTATAATACCACGGAAGAAAACTTAAGGATTTATGTATTCAGTATTAAGTTATATGTAAATAGAACAATAACAGTGGCCGGGAGAGATGTTAAATCAGACGCAGATAGAAAACTTAGAAATTTAGTTGATAGTGTATTAGATGACTTCGATAAGGATTATACATTATCAGGAATAGTTAATCCTACTGGATATACATTTATTAATTTATTTGCATTACCGTCTGCGTGGGGATATTCCGGACGTGAGGATAATTTTCGAGCCGCCGAGATATTAATTCGTTGTCGCGTTTCCGTGGATTTAAGTAATATATCATAATTTATGCCAGCAGGTTTTTATAAAAGAACTGAATATCATAGAAAAAAAATTAGCGAGGCTATGAAGGGTTTGCCGTCACATAGAAAAGGTAAAAAAGGATGTTATTCAGAAGAAACTAAGAAAAAAATGAGTTTAGCTCAAAAAGGTAAAAAATTATCTAAAGAAACAAGGGAAAAATTAAGTGAAATGAGAAAAGGTAAAAAACACTGGGCTTTTGGTAAAGTTTTTAGTAAAAAATATTGTAGAAAAATGAGCGAAGCTCACAAAGGTTATAAACATACCGAAGAACAGAAAATGAAAATTGGATTAAAATCAAAGGGGAACAAATATCGTTTAGGTAAAAAAAATTCAAAAGAAAGTAATTTAAAAAGAAGCAAAATTCTAAAGGGGAAATATATAGGTAAATTAGCATCTGGTTGGCGAGGCGGAAAATCTTTTGAACCATATGGAATAAAATTTAATAAAGAATTAAAAGAAAAAGTAAGAAAACGAGATAAATATAAATGTCAGGAATGTAGTTTTACAGAGAAAAAATTGGGATATAAATTATCTGTTCATCATATTGATTACAACAAAAAAAATAATGTAATAGAAAATTTAATATCTTTATGCAAAAGTTGTCATTCGCAGACAAATTTTAAAAGAAACGATTGGATTAAATATTTTAAGAATAAGTCCGTCGACTTAACAGCTATAAGTTAGGAGATTAAATATCTAAAAAAATAAAAAAGATTTATGGGTTTAGTAGAGTTAGCACAATACGGTGTGGTAGGAATTTGCCTAGCCTTAATAGGACTAATCACATTACTGGTTAACAGGATTTTCAAGTTTATGGGAAATCATATTAATCATAATACTGATGCACTTAAAAAAAGCGCAGAAGTACAGACTACACTAATTGAAAAGTTAAATCAGGAGATGGAGATTGGGAAAGAAACCCAAACTCTACTAAGAAGTTTTAACGGACATAGAAAATAAAAGGTCGAAATTTAATTAATCTAGTAATTAATTTTGATGTTTAATCTTTAAAGTTTATACATCGAAAAAAATTAAAAGTATGACTAAATGGATAGGAAGAAGATTAAAAATTGGAATCGGGCTTGAAAGTACGAGAGGAACACTTGTCACTCCAAGCTATTATGTAACTGCAACAGCATTTAGCTTTCTTGACAAAGTCACTAAGGCAATTTCTACTGCAGGCTACGGAGGCATTTGGGGAGGCAGTCAAGCACTAGTCGCACAACGATGGGCAGAGGGAGATATTGAGATAGAAATGGGAGATAAGAGCTTCGGTGAGATTCTACACGCCGCGTTTGGCATAGTGAGTTCTATTAGTTTTGATGGTGCATACAAGCATATCTATACATTGCAGAATGACAATAGGCATAATAGTTTGTCTATTCAGACAGAAGATCCAATTGGCGATTTATCTTTCGCAATGGCTATGATTAATAGTCTAGCCATAGAGATTACACCGGAAGACTTAGTAAAATATACAGTCTCATTTATTTCTAAGCCAAGCGAAGCAGGTAGCATAACACCGTCTTATAGCGCTGAAAATAAGTTCTTAGGTAGGTATCTTAATTTCAAAATTGCCGCAGATACAAGTTCTTTCGGTACTACTACGATTTGTTTGAAAAGATTAGCCTTAACGATAAACAAGAATTTGAAACCTAATTATTGTCTAGGAAATATTGCGCCGACTGACATCAACAATAAGATGATTGAGATTACCGGGGAATTGGAATTAGTCTATGAGGACAGAGCTTACAGAGATTATATGCTTGATGGTGATTACAAAGCTATTAGAATTGACTTGGTCAACACTGACGTAACAATTGGAACTACAAATCCGTCATTCAGAATTGACTTAAGCAAAGTCGAGTTTGATGAATGGGATTCAGACCACTCTTTAGATGACATTGTTAATCAGACAATAACTTTCAAAGCATTGTATGATCTTGACGGAAATGACAATCTATTCAATGACTGTTATCTTATTAATGAGGATCCATCATATCCAACTAGCACATCTACCAGTTCAACAAGTTCTAGTTCGTCTAGTTCAACCAGTTCTAGCTCGTCAAGTTCAACGTCAGCCTAGTAACAAATTAAATAACGAAATTTAAATAACAAATTAATATAAGATTTTATGAGAAATACTAAAGAAATTATAACTCCGGTAGATAAACATAAAGTAGTTATCTACGATTATGTTATAGGCCGGGAAGTCGAGGAAATTGAGGATATATTCCTGTCAGAGGAAAAAGATGGAGAAAAGAGCCACGTTCGGCGTTCTGCTCACAAATCTATTGAGATGTTAATCGTCTCGGTGGATGGAAAGGACGGAAAGGTACTAGACAGAATACTTGATTTTAAGAAGGACGACTATAAGTTTGTTATAAATGCTATAACAGATATTATCGGTGGGAGCGAGGAACCTAAAAAAAAAATAGAAGATTAACAACTGCTATTATATGTCGCGAAATGGGTTGGGATTATAAAACTTATCTATCTCAACCCCAGTGGCTTATTAAAGGCATAGTAAAATTAATAGAACAAAAAAATGGCTGAGGCAAGATTAAAAGCTGTCTTAACCGCAGACTCTACCAAGTTCACAAAGAGTTTTAAAAAAGCGGGGGAGGAGACAAAAAAACTAAACAAAGGATTTTCTAAATTAGTCGGAACTGTTCAAGGGTTAGGAGCTATGAGATTGGCATCTGCTCTCGGCGGGCTATTCGTGGTACGTAAACTTATTAATCTCTCTAAGGAAAGTGTTAGGTTGGCTGGTATTCAAGAAAAAGCAGAGGCTAGGTTAGAAACTGTAATGCGTAATGTTGCCGGAGCCACAGACGAACAAACTCAATCCTTAAAAGATAACGCGGCGGCTTTACAGCAATTAACTACTTTTGGAGATGAGGAAATTATTTCAGCACAAGCTCTGCTTGGGACGTTTGCTTTATCAACTGAACAAATAAGTACTTTAACTCCCCGGATTCTAGATATGTCCGCGGCCTTAGAAAAAACTAGCGGAGGGCAAGTAGATTTACAGGCTTCTACACTTGCGGTGGGCAAAGCGATGACTATGGGAATTGGAAGTTTAAGCAGATACGGAGTAGTTATATCGGACACCCAGAGAAAAGCGTTTCAATTAGCCGATGCCGAAGAAAAGGTATTAATTTTAGCAGAGGCTTTAGATGCTAACTTTCAAGGTATCGCGGAGGGTT